CTTAAATTAGATGGGTCTTTTGCCTCATCTCTTGCCGACCTAATCAGTTGCCGTTCTTTTAATAGATTATCAAGTCCAACTCTTTCTACCACTCTAAACCATTGACCATCACCAATATCTTGTAATGCTTTAATCAATATACCTTCACCACCTTGTGTAACCGCTGTAGAAAAACTAGCCACGCCTATTTGTTGTTTCTTCTGTCCTGTCGCATCTCTAAAAGAATATACTGCTACAACAATTTTACCATCTTGTGGTGGTGGAACTTCTCTAACAACCTTTTTAGTTTCTTGTGGTTGTTGTAATACTTCAGCATCACTAGTTTCAAATTTCATTGGTAGTAGAGGACCTGTGGCCGCACAACCAAACAAACCGAAACACATTAAAACAATCAATTTCTTCATTAGAATTTTAATGTCCCAATTGGTATAATCACTTGCGTTAAACTACCATCTATAGCAGTTACAGTTAAAGATATCTGGTCTGCTGTTTTAGTATACTGTATTGTATTACCTTCAATTGAAACTGTTCCACTTGTTTTTGGATTTTCACCAAAGAGGTTATTAACAAGTTGAGTAGATAGTTGTGCATATACACGACTTTCGAAATTGTTTAAAAACTTTTGGAGATTTGTATTATTGGTAGCTGCCGCAGCATCTTTGGCTGCTTGTAGTCTGGCTGATTCTAAAGCTTGTCTACGGGTAGTTTCAGTATTCTCTATTGTTTGAACGTGTGATGAATACCCTATGCCACTAAAGGAAGGTGATTTGAACTGAAAGATTTGTTCTCCACATACTAAACTACTTTTTAGTATTAGGAGTATCGTTAGTAGTTTTTTCATCTTTAATATCTCGCATCATCAACACAATGTTGATTTTTTGATTCAATCTAATTAAATCATTATCTAACATTCTTACACGGTCTATCAAAGCAATTAAAACAGCACTCGCTTCTGAAAGAACAGGCTTAACTTCTTTTGTTGCCCATTCCCAAACATAAAATATAAGATAACCCATACCACCAGCGGCAACTATTGGAAATCCATATTTGTTAATTAATTCTGCTATATCTGCCATTAGTCTTTCCTTGCATCATTTTTACCATCGGCTCGTGCAATACGGTCAATATCTGGTTTTACGCCCATAGCGCTTGACATCAGAGTATCAATTCTGATAACATCATGGTTCATTGTTTTAACACGATTGTCTAGTCCGGTAATAATACCGCTCAACGATTTGACAGAGGATGTAACCCCAGCAAGAATGAATTTTAAGGTCAAAAACACAAAATAACCAGCGGCTAAGGCTGAGGCTATTGGAAATCCTACTTCGGCAACTAATTTAAAAAAGTCCATTTTTATATTGACATTTGAGTTAAATTATAGTATAATCAGTAATTCAACAATATAAGTATCAATACATTGGTATTTATACCATTATTCAAACCTAGGAGAAATTATGGAAATTTTAGCACTTAAATTGATTACAGGAGAAGAAGTCCTCGGGGAGATTGAATCCCAATCAGAAACAGAGTTTGTTCTATGCAATCCAGTAGGAATTGCAGTAGTTCGTGGTCCAGATGGCAAACCTAACGTAGGATTTGCACCTTTTCCTATCCATGCAGAACAAAAGACTGGTTCTACTATTGCCTTGGCCAAGAAGAATGTAGTATACTCCTATGTTCCAGCAGAAGATTTTATCAATAATTACAATCAAATCTTTGGTTCTGGCATCGTTCTTCCCAATAAACAACTAATTGTAGGTTAATTTTGAACAATTTTTATACAAATGTGCAAGTAGCTGGTAATAATATACTCTACCGTGGTGTTATTAATGGTAAAAGAGTAAAGGAGAGGGTTGAATATTCTCCATCACTTTTCATTCAATCCAAGAGAGAATCGAACTTCCGTTCATTGGAAGGTGAACATCTACAACAAAAACTCTTTGGTGATATGCGTGAAGCTAGAGAATACATCAAACAATTTGATGGTGTCTCTAATGGTCCTAAAATATATGGTAATACTTCATTTGAGTATGCCTATATTGCAGACCAACATAGAGGCAGTATGGTTGATTGGGACCAAGAAAAAATTCTGACTGCCGTAGTTGATATTGAGGTGGGTTCAGAAAATGGTTTTCCTGACCCATATCTTGCAAACGAACCAATCACAGCTATTTGTATTACATATATTAATGGTGAAACTTATGTGTTTGGTTGTGGTGAGTATGAAATCAAAGGTAAAGAAATTTATGTAAAGTGTAAAGATGAGCATACTTTATGTAAAAGATTCATGGAACTTTGGAAGTTAAAAACGCCAGACACTATCACAGGCTGGAACACCAAGTTCTTTGATATACCATATCTCTATAACAGATTCAATAAAATTCTTGGTGAAGATGAGACTAGAAAATTATCTCCATGGAATAACATATATGAAAGAAAAACGGTCATTAATGGCCGTGAAATGATAGAATATAAAATTTCAGGTGTATCTTCGTTAGACTATATTGAACTATACAAATGGTATGCGCCAGGTGGTAAATCACAAGAATCGTATCGCTTGGATAATATTGCCCAAGTAGAACTCGGTGAAGGTAAGATTTCATATGATGAATTTGATAACTTATATCAGTTATATCGTTTAGACTATCAGAAGTTTATTGAGTATAATATCAAAGACGTTGAGTTGATTCTTAAACTGGAAGATAAGTTGAAATTACTGGAGTTGGCCTATACTCTGGCATATGATACCAAAACAAACTATGAAGATGTCTTTGCACAGACTCGTATGTGGGATGCCTTGACTTATAATCGTTTGTTGGAAGATAACATCATTGTTCCACCAAAACAACATAAAGAAAAAACATCGGCATTTGAAGGTGCATATGTTAAAGAGGTACAAGTTGGTGCCCACGATTGGGTGGCATCGTTTGACTTGAACAGTCTATATCCACATTTGATGATGCAATACAATATATCTCCTGAAACATTAATTGAGCCTGAAGATTATACGGATGAAATGCGTAAAGTTTTATCTGATGGTATTGATGTGAATAGATTATTAAATAAATCCGTAAATACATCTAAACTTGATGGTGTAACATTAACACCTAATGGTCAATTCTTCCGTATAGATATTCAAGGTTTCTTACCAAAGATGATGGAAGAAATGTATGAAGATAGAAAGAAGTTTAAGAAGTTGATGTTGCAAGCAAAACAGGAATATGAAAATGAACGTGATGAATCTAAAAAATATGATATCGAAAAACGTATTGCTCGTTATGACAATCTACAACTCGCCAAAAAGGTTTCTCTTAACTCTGCTTATGGTGCTTTGGGTAGTCAGTATTTCCGTTTTTATGATTTGCGTATGGCACTAGGTGTCACCACGGCTGGCCAGTTGTCTATTCGGTGGATAGAAGCCAAGATAAATGCATGGATGAATAAAATTTTAGAATCAGATAAAGATTATGTAATTGCATCTGATACAGATTCCATATATCTTCGTATGGGTGATTTGGTTGATAAATTTGTCAAAGATAAATCAGACAAACAAAAAGTTATTTCTGTTATGGATAAAATCTGTAAAGATAAGCTTGAACCATATATCGAAACTTCTTATGGAGAATTGGCAAAATATGTCCATGCGTATGACCAGAAGATGCAGATGAAACGGGAAGGTCTATCAGACAAAGGTATTTGGACTGCCAAGAAGCGTTATATTCTTAATGTATATAATAATGAAGGTGTACAGTATAATGAACCTAAGATGAAGGTGATGGGTTTGGAAATGATTAAATCTTCCACACCATCTGCTATTCGTGAAAAGATGAAATTAGCCATAAGTCTAATGGTAAACGGTACACAAGACGATATACACAATTTCATTACTGAATTTAGGAAAGAGTTTAAAACTCTGCCTGTTGAGGAGATATCTTTTCCCCGTGGTCTAAATGGCCTAAATAATTATTCCGATGCGGCAACCTTATATAAAAAAGGAACACCAATTCATGTCAAAGGAGCGATTCTTTATAATCACAATTTAAAACAAAAGAATTTAACCAAAAAATACCCACTCATTCAAGAAGGTGAAAAGGTCAAGTTTACTTACCTAAAGATGCCTAACCCATTTAAAGATACTGTTATTTCGTATCCATCTCGTTTACCAAAAGAATTTGAATTACAAGAGTATATTGATTACGATATGCAATTTGATAAAGCATTCCTTGAACCGATTAAAGTTATTTTAGATTGTATGAAGTGGACAACAGAAAAGACTAGTTCAATAGAGGATTTTTTCACATGATATACTTAACATTTTTAGCCGCAATACTTTTATCTGGTATTGCAGGTTATTATTCAATAATAGGTTTAGCAGCCATTTTTATGGGTGCTTTTTGGCCTGTTGTTTTTATGGCATCTTCCATGGAGTTTGCTAAATTAGTTACAGCCTCTTGGTTGTATCGTAATTGGAAGACAGCACCATTTTTACTTAAAACATATTTAACAATATCTGTTGTATTGTTGATGTTAATTACTTCAATGGGTATCTTTGGTTTCTTAGCTAAAGCACACATTGATTCAACATTAGATTTTGGTACCAATTCAGTAGAGTTAAAAACACTTAATACACAACAAAAGATTTCGGAAGAAAGGTTAAATTATTTGTTGGCTCGTGCTAAGGATCCATCAACGGCAAGTAATACTTTAGACCGTCAAATACAAACAACACAAAAAGAACTTACCGAAATTAACAAGAAAAGATTACCATTGTTAAAAGAGGAAAACAAATTAGTTGCCGATGTTGGGCCAATTAAATATGTTGCCGATATGTTCTTTGAGGGTGATGGTGCAATTGATAAGGCAGTTCGTGTGGTAATCTTTACGATTATGCTTGTGTTTGACCCTCTAGCTGTGTTATTATTGATAGCAGGAAACATTTCTTTAAGTAGGAAAAATAATGAAGGTCGTGTTATTATTAAGAATGATGAAATTGTTGGTATAGTACCAAATGATAAAGTTGAAATACCAAAAGAAAACATTACTTCACTTGATGATAAACCTCATGAAACAGGTACTAATGATCCAATTGATTTTCCTAAAGAAGAAAGTGTAGTTACTGAAACACCACAACCATTGAGAGTTCAACAAATACCTGGAGTTTATACGGAACATCACGATGAAGAAACAAAGAAAAAATTAGAGCCTAAGTATGATTATGAAGCTGAGTATGCGTTTAAAGAAAGAAAAGATGCAGGAACATTTT